TCATCATTTAGGCCAAAAAAAGTCCGTTGTAAACGGAACCTCCATATCCTGCTCGTAATCGCATGTGCCACAGACGAACTCCTGTGTTAAATCAATGTTTGGTGTTATCTTTTGGTATGCCTCTCTCAATTGTCTAGAATCAAGAGCCGGCAGGTTATCCACAAGGGAATCAATGGTCGCACCATCAGTGTGTCCATCGACAGACACCAATATCATTTTGGTTTGCTCTGTTGAATTGTTTTCTGGTAACTTGTGTTTCTTTCTCTTCTCAGCCGACTTCATTAAGGCTTTTTCGTCCTTGCCGGTAAGCAATCTCAGTTCAACTTCTACATCTGTTTTTATCAACCTTGTGGTAAAAGTATTGTTTGGTGTCTTTATCACCCCCATTCCGATACCCTCTAAGTTCTCTTCTCCACTATGGACGGACCCTTCGTCCAAATCAAAGGAGTGCTTACAAGATGTTCCGCATGCGGGGCAAGTTACACTGGTTTCATATTCTGCTCCATACCCAGATATACGAGCAGCAACTATCAGAGCATTTTTGTCTCCAATAAGAAGGTCGTCTATAAGGATATTTTTATCAACAATCAGGTTCTGAAGCATTCTGTCAATCGCTATACCCTTCTTTAGAAGGGTTTTTGATGTTAAGATGTCTTCTTCTTTCGCTGTCATAAAGCGAATTTCAGCACTGTCTTTACCATGCAGCGGATGTCCGCTTGGGTAGTATTTACCCCCTGACGGTAAATCAACGAATTCTGTTGGTGTTGTAAATTGTAATGGAGTGTTCGGAACGGACGCTTCACTTGAAGCAGGTTGAGGGATTGGCGGGTTAGTACCAGTGTCTTTAACCCCCAATCGCTCCTCATTATTTCTTACGGTCATAAATACCTCGTATATTTATTTTGTCTTATCTTATGATTCCGGAGTCGGATCGATTACCGCATCTCTATTGGTGGGCTTGAACCTGGCGATGCTTGGATTCGGTTCCTGTGTACCATGCTCTGCATTCTGGGTTGCAAAATTTGCGACAGAGGAGATGTCTTTGTTTGACGTTTCTAGTTCTGCCCAGTCATATCGAACTTCAAGGTCGATATTCGTTAAGTCATCTGATTCATAGTCCAGCTCGCCAAACTTAACGGAAGTAATCCAAGCATTCTTCAATGTCCAGGTTTCCAAAGCTGGTTGGATCTGGCCACCGTTTGGTGATCTGGATCCAAGTTGACGAATTTTAACTTCTCCTAACATCTTAGTGGCAGCTGCTTTTGACATAGTAGTGGTATCTGCATAGTCTCCTGGGATAACATAGCCAGCCGATTCTAACAATGCTGCCAGATTATTAGCAGCATCGGGAGATACCGGATCCACCAACGTGACATTCACTTTGCTCCACTCAACCCTTCCAGGATAGTAAAAAGTGTGATTAATGTACTTGTGAGATGCCTCGTTTATTGTTATTTCTGGCTTGGAACACTTCTTAGCATACCACGTAGCTCCATTAGGCATACTGGGAAAAGTGACCAAGAATCTATATGCTCTTTTCGGATCTTCTCCAGGGGTTGTCCAAAAGTTAGTTACATCATTTGCCATTTTTTATTATCCTCCAAGTTTACTAATAAATAGTAATGTCATTTTTTTAATCGTCAAAAGAAGCACCAGTTCTCGTGATAATGAAATCCAAAGCAATGAACTCAATCGCACGAGCAGGCTTCAAGAAAATCTTGGCATACAAGATGTTTCTGTCAATCAAATCAGGTGTCGTTGTGGTTTCATCAAGAAGGACTTTATAATCAGTCAAACCCAACCCAGACTTAACAGAGTCCAAATATGGATTAACCTGACTCGTGAATCTATCCCAAGTCACTTGGACATTTTGATCGAACAAGATTCTAGAAGCGATATTAGAAACACCCTTCTTCAAGAAAATCAACAATCTTCTAACATTAATTCTGTCAAGAGCAGAAGGAGTAGACTGAAGTGTCTTTTGTCCGAAAATCACAATACCCTCTGATGGGAATGAAGCAATCGGATTAATGTTGTGTTCATACAACTTATCTCTCTTCTTAGCAGTAAGTTTGTCCTTAACATCTGTCACTGTAATGCCAGCAGAGCCTTCAGACAATCCGCCTCGGTTGAAACCAGCAGGAGCGAACCAAACTGCAGTGCTCTCTTGTGAGCTAGCCATGGTACCCAAGGCAACAACACTAGGTGGTACATTGAGAGGGAAATTAGTTGTTCTATCTCTAATCTGCACCCAAGGATAGTAAGCACAGCCATAGCTGGTGTTCAATCCTCTAGCCCGTATGTTTTGTACAACTTCGTCAACACCAGTTCGTGATCTTGCTGCTTCCGTAGTTGCTGCCTCCGATGCGGGAGTATAACCACCTTCTGGGTCAATAATAGCAAGAGTATCTGCTCGGGATTCACAAGTATCCAAAAGATGATCTGTGAGCCCCGTGTTGGTAATACCAGGAACAGTAGCTACATTCATCTCAATCACTTCCGGATCCGAGACAGAATCAATCGCTCTCTTGATTGAGTAGTAAGCATAGCTTGTCTGCTCTGTTCCGCCAACCATCCCAGTGTTTCTAAACGGCTCCTGCTCTGTCAGGTCTAAGCCATCAGAACCACCGAAGAGTGGAATAGTGAACTGGGTTACACCATCGTTAAGGGTGCTCTCATAATTAAGAGAACCACTAGCACTGATGGAAGTGCCCGCGAGGCGGGAGCCTGCTTCATAAAAAGCATCAGTGGTACCTATCTCTCCCCCTCCGATAGAACCAGTTATAGCGACAACCTCATCAAGGGTGAACACCCATTGATAATCTGTGCTGCCATCGGCAGTGTGGTTGGCAACTGTTTTTGGCTTCACTTTGACATAATCTCTGTATCCTTCATCAAAAGTAAAACTACCAGATTTAGTTACATCAACTCCGTAGAAAGCATCCTTAAAATCAGGAACCCCAGTTTCTGATGCCGTGGCAACAAGTGGAAGTTCCGGGAAAAGGAAAGAGCCAGAGAAACCACCCAAAGTGTCAATGTCAAGCTCGCCAGATGTGGCGATGGTCGTCGGAAAGTCAGGAGAGCTTCCTGAGCCTTGTAGAAAGCTAGTTCCGCTCTCAACACTAGAACCAGAAGCGACCGCTACAGTATTCAATTTGAGGGGACCAAAGACACCGAAGGGGAGAGTCCTAGGATCAACTCCGCCTATTTCAATATCCGGATTCATTTCCATCCTAACATATCTTGAATTGTTGGGATAGGTTCCAAGAGTGATATATCTTCTTTCAGAGTCACTCCACTCTAAAGACTTATCGCCAACCTTGTTAGCAACATAGTTGTTGGCAGCGGGATTAAGACTACATTCAGTATATTGTTCTAGTATAATGGGGGATGCATCTTTATCATCCTCCAGTTGCCTAACCAAAACAGTAAAACTTCCATACTCACTAACCAGTGGGTTAGTTGAGGTTTTTATATCTGTAATGGAAATCTTAATGTTGTTCTGCTCCCATTCGCCGGCACCTTCGCCAAGAGCATGGAATTTGAACAACTTCGTCATATCAGCAGCAATAAACGAAGCAGTAACTGTGTTAAGATCTTGAGAGATTACCCAACCGGAAGCAGCTGCCTGAGCAGGTTGTCTCTGGTCGGCATATGCGGCAGCTCCTTGTTGTAGCGGCACTAGACAACCATATGCTTCACCAGCATCACTTTTGTTAGCATTAATCTTGTTCTTAACAAAATTGCCAAAGGTTTCTCCGAGCCAGTAGTTTGTAACACCATCTGCTGGTGTTATGGCGTCGTTCGTAAGAGTCGGGTTCGTGTTGAACACTCTTCGGATATATTTGTAAGAATTTTTATTAAAGTTAAAAGTCGTTCTTTTTTCCACAGAGCCGTCACCTTTAAAGATAGTTGCTTCAAGCTCAAAGTCACTACCTATCGTCTGGACGAAGGTTCCGCAACCATCTTGGCCGGCAGTTGGAGCAACTACTCTGTCGGAAGGGGTTGAACCAACCAATCTCATCTTACCTTCGCCAACATAAAAAACAGCCGCCAGAGGACAGTCAACTGCGGTGAGTGGCGCAAAAGTTCCAGAGGGGATTAAGAACAAACCATAAGCACCACCCTGAGTCGCGGGGCTATTTGAATCAAAATCGATGAATTCAGTTTTCCAGCCAGCAGCTCCCAAGGGGGTCGCATCGGGGGATTCAGAACCAAGCAAACGAATAAATGTCAACGGAGAAGAGTTCTTCAAGTATGCTTGAGCAGCATATGCACCATAGGTAGGAGCAGTGTTGTTTCCGTTTCTCCAAACATCATTGCTACCAACTCCTCTTTGAGGAGAACCAAAAATATTCACAAAGTCCAAATAAGAATTAACTTTGATGGGGGCTAATCCTGGGCCTCTTTCGGATCGTCCAATGACTACTGGGCCTATCGCTCCTGGAATTTTTGGTAATTGTGATCTGTCAATCTCGTCGATGAAGATACCCGGTGAAACAAATCTGAATTTCTGTGTTTGATCTATCGCCATTATTATTTGCCCTCGTTTGGTGGTATGGTATATGCAATTACTTTAAAATCGCACTATTTTCTTTAATAAGTAGTATTACAGGAGCCCAAAAGAAGTTTCTTTATCAGCATCCCTTTATTTTCTTCCAGGGCGTTTCGTCGCCAACCATCACACTTTCTTTCGGAAATTTAACTTCGACGGCATTTTCGCGAACAATGATTGCTGGTCTGTTTTCGTTGTTACCTTCCCCAATCACATATCCCAAAACCTTAACTGTTATGATAGTTTGGTATCTTCTTTCTTCTTCTCCCATGTCGGCAACATTACTCTCTTGTGAAAAATCTGGTTGGACGAAACCTTCGTATTTATAGCCATTGTTGTTTATCTCAATTCTGTTTATACCGCCAGGTCTGGACATAAATGCTTGTGTGATCTCGTTCATTTGTTGCTGATATTCTGTTCTGACATTGATTGCATAATCCATTTCAATATAAACGGGCATCGGTATAGAAGCAGTTTGATATACTATCTTTTTGTTTGGCTCTTTCATCGCAAAATTCAATTGTCCAGTTTTTCTTTTGGATGTAGCATTGGCAAAGTTGGATGTCTTATCTTGATTTATTATTTTTGTTATTTCTATAGACCCACCACGAGCATCATTAGCTGGAGGGATGTTCCCCCAATATATACCTTTTTTACCAGGATCTTTTGTTATGCCAGTTCGTTCTATCGTTATTATAGGGAGGATAAGAGCACCGTCTTTGTCTCTCAAACCCTTGTCTCTCTTTGTCTGAAAGGCTCTTTCTGCTGACACCCACAATGTAGGAACTTTTTTCCACCCTTTGTTTGTGGTGGAGAAAATGTTCATCTCATCGCTAAGCCAATTATATATCGCAACATCAACATTTTCTATGTCTGCTGGTGGTATTTGTATTTCTTGGATATTTCTTTGTTCTTCAGACACATCTTATTCCTCTATTACAACTGTGAACCCTAGCTTCACTTTGTTTTTTCCGTGATAAGAATCACGAGAATCGTTACAATCTTGCTCTACCAAGCTTCCTGTTGTAACTAGTAAGGAGTTTCCAGAACCGAACGAAGTTGCCTTCCTTATTATGGAAATCGCACCACCTTTAGCTTCTAAGTCTAAAACAAACTTTGATGTGTCTACCACAAAATCGTATGGAGTTGTAAATCTGCGAGTAAGAACCTGTAAGGTTGTGTCAAGTACCGCTTGCCTGGCTGGGTTTAAACTTCCGGACCTTTCTGCTCTTTCTCTCCACCAAAAGCAATTTTCACTCTCTACCTCGTTTATGTCAACAAGTGTTCCCGGTGGAGCATGACCGTGTTGCCAATCATATTTTAATTCGTTAATACCGTGTGTGCCGCCTTCTGGAGGGGTGCTTTTGAGTTCTAGTGTTGGGAATTTAGTCCAATATTTATTTCTTTCTAAAATGTGGCTTTCAACCATGTTTCTCATATCATCTGCAAAATTTGCTGATGCTGGAATCAACTCGTTGATCATGTCAGTCATGGAGGAATCAAACCATTTGTAAAAGCCGACAAACCTTTCTAAATCAGGGGTGTTACCAATCTTCTCAAAGAACAAGTTTCGCAGTTTCTCTAAGTGTTTGTATTTTTGCCTGTATCTGTCAACAGGTTTTCCAATAAGCAAATTGAAATCTTTTATGGTAGCGAAGTATTTTATTATCTCATCAGAGATGACTTGATACATACTCTTTTCAACAGCGAAGAAAAACGATATTGGTCTCTTTGTGTCTTTGGTAAAAAGTTCATCATCTTCTTGGTTCAATACTTGAACCATATCAGAACTATTTACTGTCTCTGGTGTTTGTTTACGTGCTGCATATACATATTCAACATCAACAACTTGAGTGTCAAAAGGCGGATAAAGAGCACCTACTCCTGGGTGCTGTCTGTTAACAATACCGTCTACCCACCCATATCTGTTTTCTTGTGATATGTTTCCTGATGAAGCATCGACTACGGCAAATTGAGCATCGTCCAATAATATAAAAGGATTTGTGCCGGCATCTGATGATGTTACATTATCAAATGTCCAGTGTAATGCCAGTGTTGCTATCTCTGGAACTCGTACATCATCGTATCCCACATTCCAATATGGACTCTCGGAACCAAAACTTGATGCATCTTTCGCATGGTTCCTTATCGTATCATCAGAAAGATAATTTAACCAATATCTAGTAGACGATATCTTAAAGTCAGATTTCTCTTCTGTGTTCTCTGCTGGAATCAAATCCTGAACAGAGCCAGTGAAATCTTCTCTATGTGCTCCGACATATATTCTCTTGTTGGCAGATAGGTGGTTTTCTGCCAATGTCTTGCTGACACTAGCACTCAGAGAAAACTCGTTTCTTATCACATCCAAAGTGGCATTAACACCAACAAAATCTACTAGGTATTCGTCAGTAGCAGAAAATGCGCCAGTAATACCAGATGGAGATGGATATTCTTCCCCTCTTACTCTTACAGCAAAATTCCATTTCTCGTTGTTATAAACTTCTTTGTAAACACTACTTGTCAGCTCAATACCCATATAGGAAGATGTTAATTTAAAGTATACATCATCGGATTCTTCTTCTGTCCTTACGGCATAAACAGAGAAGTGTCCTCTGTCGGTAGTTGCCCAAGCTGTGTCATCGGAACTTGTATAGAGAGGCTCGTGCATCCCGAAAACAGATCCGCTAACAAAGTCTGTAGCAAAGTAAAAAGGATCTCCCTTCTTGAATTTTTTAGGAAAGATTACTTCGGCTTCCGTTGTCGTTCCCATATGCCTTGAGTCTAGCGAGCCAGATATATAGGAAAAGCTGTTTGGGTTGTTGCTGGCAGTTTGTTGAAAGACAGTGGAGTCAAACCTATCTACATTATTAAAGTCAGCATATTTCTTTTTGTAGCTTGTATACCTGACATTATCTCTAAGCTCATATGTTATACCATTCGAATAAGCATTAATTCTAACCAGTTCGTCATCAACACCAAAGCATCTTATAAGATTTGTAAAAGATTTCTCTGTACCTTTTGATTTATAAAGGTGTGTAAGGTTGTTATAAACATTTTGGTATATTAAGTTTTTTATGTCGCTTAGTCTGTCTTCATAATCTCTAGTCTCGTCTCTTGCGGAGAGTGCTTCTATGATAGAGGAGTCTGAAAATAGTTCTGGAGCCACAAAGCCCATATTATCCAAGCTCCTGCCAACAAATGGATATGGTTTGTTTTCCGTCGCAAAATAATTTAAATCTTTTATTCTCGGCAATGCTTCTATTTGTAGATATAGATTATCAAAATAGCCGGCGATTATCTGAACAAGATCCAGTAAGACACGACCACCTATTTCTTCGTCTTCCGAAGTCAACCAAGATGGCAACGAATTATATATAGAAGAATTGTTCGTAGTGTCATATACAGAACCAGCTATTGTCTTACTGTTCGTGTATGACACTACTTCTGGATTGAAAGAATATATTACGGGGTCCTTATATTCTCTTTCTGCCGCATTCGATTCAACCATGGCAGAGCCAGTAGTTCTAGCTCCGGCAGCATATCCAACCCAATTACCATTTGACAACCTGCCTGAATAATCTAAAACAATAGCATCTGTCTGATTCGTGGTGGATGTATTTATTATCCCTTCGTTAAATTTATAGTAAACTCCCAAAGAAGTATTGGCATCATCAGTGTTTGTTCCACCGCCGGCATCCCTAAACCAATATCTGCCTATGTCTTTATCTGTTCTTTTCTTTTTCCAATATCGAACTTCGTCTATCGAACCAGATAATTTACCCCACCCTATATCTCCATGTGTTCCAGAAACGGATGTACCAAGAGCACCTATATACCCAAATATAGAACCAGTAACCAACCCAACAGAAGAACCAGTTACTGATGAATCGTTCGTTGCTCCGTCAACACTAAGTCTGAGAGACAGCTGGCTTCCAGAGTTGATTGCCGACACAGCATAGTGGTGCCAAGAAGAGCCAGTTATTGCTAAATTTTGTCCCAAAGGTGTTTCAAATACACCGGAGGTACCAGACATCAACTCTACATAGACCTGATTTTCTTCTCCAGAAGTCCCAGGATGTACCTCGACCCTAAACCTTCCATAATCAGAGCTTCCAAAAGAAGCACTGTTCCACACATCAAAAATTACTTGCTTATCTGACTCTTGTGACAACGAAGAACTTCTCTTGAGCCAAAATTCTAAAGTAAGTCCGTCTGCTCCGTTGATTACAAGGTTGGCTTCTCTATCTTCATCCGGATCATATACGTTTGCTTTTCCATCATAATCTGGGAATATCTTTGTTAGTTTTGTTCTTTCTGGATCTTCGTTTGGACCACCTTTAAAGAAAATATATTCTTTAGATGCAGCTACCTCTCCATATCCATCAGAAGTTGAACCAGTGGATCCATAACTTTCTCCGATGTTCGCATAGCCATTGAATCTTGGATATTCGTTTTGAAAAATATAGTTTTCAATGTAGGAAGCACTATTAAGCCAGTTTTGCTTTTCGTATAAAGACCCATCATAAGGAAATGTGTTGTATATTCCCCTAATGGCATCTGTGTAATATTTCTCTGCTGAACCGAACTTAGCAAAGTTTTCAGGTCTTGAAAAATCAACTATCGGTACGAATCTAATATCTTCTTTTGCTTTAGAATCAACGAAGTCGCTAGACTCAACCTCTTTAGACAAGTCATCATAACTTGTCGCAGTTAATATTTTATTTGATTTCTCGCCAAAAAGCTTTTTTATCGACATTCCACATTAAACCTATTATCTTGTTTTGAATTTAAAAATTTCTGGTTGTTCTTCATATTTTCCAGAACGGAAATATGCCAGTTTGATGGCATATGCATATCCAGGTTCAAGAATAGACATGTCAAAATCAAAATAATTCCCTTCTAGATCATATGACAATCTAGTATAGTTTAGGCTACCCGTACCGTAGCCAACAACCTCAAACCCATCTACTATTCTGTAGATTTTATAATATGCATCTTCTATTATTTCACTCTCAATGTTTGTCGTTGAGACAGTATAGATTGTTGGGTTCCAGTCCTTAAATCTTGTAAATGTTCTAAACCTGACATTCTCATCTTTCCTATAAGATCTTTGAAGGTTGGTTATAGCAGACACATACCTGGTAGTATCTACTTGATTTGAAGTATCGTATGACAGGACATTTATCCTGCTCCCAGTCGTATTTTCTACCCTTGCGGTACCAGTCAGATTGTTGTGCCACACATCATAAACATATGGAAATTCGACAAAGACACCAACGGA